TGAAATCCAAAATGATACAAACAAACGATGTAAAGCCATATTTAAACTAAATGCTGACCACGTTATTTTATTAACTGGTACACCATTCTCTAAAGGATATGAGAAACTCTGGTCTCAATGTCATCTACTTGGTTGGGAGATAGACAAAAAATTATTTCTACAACACTATTGTGAGTATGGGTATAAGACCGACTGGAGAGGTAACAAGATATTGCGAAATGGCAGACCAATTAAAGAGATCGTAGGTTATAAGAACTTAGACCGACTGAAGTATAAGATGCAGCAATACGGAGCAAGTTTCTTAAAAACCGAAGATGTAATTGATTTACCAACACAAACTGAAATACCAATCCATATTCCATTTACCAAGGAATATAAAAAGTTCCTTAAAGACAAAATTATTCAGCTTGATGATACCACCTTAGTAGGTGATATGTCAACAAAAATGTATCTATACAAGCGATACTTGTGTGGTGCATATAATCCACAAAAACTAGAAGCATTGAAAGATCTTATCAATTCAACTGATGAGAGATTAATAATCTTCTATATGTACAACAATGAGTTAGAAGCAATTAAATCCGTCATTCCAGAAGACAGACCAATTAGCGAAGTTAATGGTCATGTTAAGGATCTGGATGCTTATGAGAATTGTGGTAACTCAATTACACTGTGTCAATTTCAATCTGCTTCCAAAGGTTTGAACTTACAGAAAGCCAATAAGATTATATATTTCTGTGTTACTAACCGAAGTGAAGATTGGCAGCAATCATTGAAACGTATACACCGTATTGGGCAATCACAACCATGTTTCTACTATTATCTACAAACAGATTTTGATAAACAGATTTTAGATGTAGTTAAGACTGGTAAAGATTATCTGGACTATCTTTACGAAGGAGATAAATAAATGATACTTACTTATTCAACGGATTATGAGAGCTTCGATCATGAGATTGACTCATGTGAAGTGAGAGAAGCTTTAGAACACGTGCTAGATTCTTTTACTAAAGAAGAACTTATAAGTTTATTACTTACAGACCTTGATATTAGAGCGGAGCTTGAAGATTATTTTCGTGATGATATTACCGACTATTATGAAAGTGTTGCTTGGGATGAATACAGAGAATTTCAAGCAGCTGAACGAGATCCGTTTGGATATTATGGTGTGTCAAAAAGAGATTTCATATAAGGAGGTGGCAAATGGGAATAGTATTGCTGATGCTCTTGTGGGTGATTGAGATTCCACTATGGACTCAAATTGTGGGAACAATCATCCTAGGATTTAGAGCAGCTTTAAAAGTATTATCTGTTTTTGTGGAATAAGGAGGAGTTATGGCAGCTGAGAAAATTTTTGAAAACAAAGTTAAAGCGTTCCTTAAAAAAGAAGGAGCGTGGTTAATTAAGTACTGGGCTGGGAGTGAGTTCACCAAATCTGGAATCCCAGACATACTAGCGTGTGTAAATGGTATATTCGTAGCCATTGAGGTTAAAGCTCCAACTGGTAAGCCTAGTAAGTTACAACTTTATACGATTGATGAAATCAAACTAGCTGGTGGAGTGGCACTTGTATTATATCCTAAAGATTTTGAGAAGTTTAAAAGCTTGATACGAACCATTAAACAAAGTCAAGATAAAAACTTTAGTTACACTTGGGATTTGGGAATCATCCAAGAGAGGTAATGATGACACAATATAGTTACTCAAGAGTTGATACCTATAACCAATGTCCGTATAAATACAAGCTACGATATATTGACAAACTTAAAACATTACCAAATTATGATGCCACAAATCCGTTGATATTAGGTACAGCCTTACATAAAGGACTGGAAACTAATGTTGAAACAGCTGTAAAAGAATATTTGTCGTATTTCCCAATTATCACTGATGAACAGATACACGAAGTCATAAAATTGGAAATATTAATTCCAAAAGCTAAAGCAATGCTTCCAGATGGTGAATCTGAAGTCAAAATAGATTGTGAAAACTTTGTGGGATATATTGATTTATTATGTGACAGTGATGACAAAATGTCGAAGGACATTTATGATTATAAATATACATCAAATACGAACAGATATTCTGACTCACGCCAATTACATCTATACAAATACTATCGTAAAGATGCAAAAAGGTTATACTATTTGTTTATTCCAAAGATAAACATTAGACAAAAGAAGACTGAAACGTTACATGAATTTAGGCAACGATTAAGAGCTGAATGTGAAAAAGCTATCATTAAAAAAGAAGAAATGACCTATGATCCTAATAAGGTGCGAGATTTCTTCGATGATATAGCGAAGATAGAATCGGCTACTGAATATCCAAAAAATGAAACTAAACTATGTGACTATTGTGAGTTTAAAGAGCTGTGTAAAGAAGGGGTTGATTATGAAATAGTATGATAACCCAATTCTCAACCCTTACACATGGGGCAATGTGTGAATATTTTAACAAACAAGGAGATTATTATGTTACTACCTAAAAATGAAAGAAGAAGCATGGATAAAATCGCATACAAAAAGATCTGGTTGTATGCTCCACCATTCGCTGGAAAAACAACATTAGCAAACAAATTCCCAGATCCATTATTCCTTAACACTGACGGAAACATTAACAGTTTCGATGGTGCTTATCTTAGAGTTAAGGATGAAGTTACTACTAACGGAAGAATTACCACAAGAAAATCAGCATGGGAAGTGTTCAAAGACATCATTGCTGAACTTGAAAAGAAAGAAAACGACTTCAAGACAATCGTTGTCGATCTTCTTGAAGATACATATGAATATTGTAGATTGTACTGCTACGGTAAATTAGGCGTAGAACACGAAAGTGAAGCTGGCTTTGGTAAAGGTTACGATACAGTTAAAACTGAGTTCTTATCTACAATGAAACGTTTGATGAACTTGGACTATGAAAATATCATCTTGTTGTCACATGAAGATACAACAAAAGATATTACTAAAAAATCTGGTGATAAGGTTACAACCATTAAACCAAATATTAATGATAAAACAGCATTGAAGATTGCTGGTATGGTAGACGTAGTTTGCCGAATTGTAGTAGATGGTGAAAACCGTAGATTATCGTTCAAGACTGATGAAGTAGTATTCGGTGGTGGTCGTTTGAGTATTACAAACACTGAAATTCCACTTGAGTATGATGCGTTGATGAAGGTGTATGATGATGCAAACCAACACGCAAAATCAAGCCGACCAGCTAGACAAAGTGTGCCAGTATCGGAAGAAAAACCAGCTGAACCACAGCCAGAAATTGCCGATGAGCCAACACCAGAACCAACACCAGTCGAAGAACCAGCCGCTGCTGAACCAGTAGCTGAACCACAAGCTGCTCCAACTAGAAGTAGACGAGTTAGAGCTTAATAAAAATTAATTTAAAGGAGATTTATTATGGCGAATATTTTTGAAAAATTTGATGCAAACATTAACACAAAACAATTATCTGAAGACGTTAAAAATTACGAAGTAAACGGTGGTAACACTGAGTATGAGGAAGTTCCAGCTGGTAACTATGAAGTTAAAGTTGAAAAGATGGAACTTAGAGAATCTAAAAATGGTAAACCTATGGTTTCTATTTGGTTTAAGATCTTGGCTGGAAATTTCAAAAACAGCTATATCTTTATGAACCAAATCTTGGTTGAACCATTCCAAGTTCACATTGTTAAAGATTTACTTAAATCATTGGATAGTGGAATTGAGATTGATTTTGAATCTTACTCACAATTTAACAACTTGTTGCTCGATGTTCACGAAGCTATTAATGAAGCTAAACTCGAATATCAACTTGAATACACATTCGATAAAAAAGGTTACGGTAAATACAAGATCGTAGAAGTATATGAAGGTTAATTAATATAAAGGGTAAAGTGTGATACAAAAAATCACATTTTACCCTTAAAAATATCACATAATGAGGGAAAATACATGCTATTTTTTGACTTTGAAGTATTTAAAATGGACTGGCTAATCGTAGCAATCGATCCAATCAATAAAAAAGAGTTCGTAATACACAATAACAAAGACGAGTTGGTGAGCCTCTATAATGATTATAAAAATGATATTTGGGTTGGGTTTAATTGCAGAAATTATGACACTTATATTCTTAAAGCTATATTACTTGACTTCAATCCAAAAGAAGTAAACGACTTTATCATCGTAGAAGGTAAGAAGGGTTACCAATACTCTAAGCTGTTTAACAAAATATCTCTCAATGTGTATGATGTGTATTTAGGTTTTAACGGTTTAAAAACTCTCGAAGCCTTCCAAGGTCATAGTATTTATGAGAGTGAAGTTGATTTCAATTTAGATCGAAAACTTAACCCAGCTGAATTGGCTGAAACGATTGAATATTGCCGCAATGACGTTATGGAAACAATAAACGTTTTCATTGAACAGAAACAAGAGTTTGATGCTATTTTTGGCTTGATTAAAATGTACAATCTCCCATTATCTTATATCGGTAAAACTAAGACTCAATTAGCCGCTACTGTTTTGGGAGCAAAAAAGCCGCTTGTAGACCGCAAAGATGAATTTGATATTACATTGGTTGACACCCTTAGAATTGAGAAGTACAAGCACGTTGTAGACTGGTTTTTAGACCAAGACAACCGAGATTATAGTAAGTCATTAGTGACTGAAGTGTCTGGTGTAGAACACACTTTTGCTTGGGGTGGATTACATGGTGCAGTTGAGCAATATCATGATACTGGATTGTTCTTACACGTAGACGTTAATTCATACTATCCAAACTTAATGAGAGTATATAACTTCTTAAGTAGAAACGTGGTTGATCCAGAAAAGTATAATGAGATTATTAATCTCAGACTTAAATATAAGAAAGAGAAAAACCCATTACAAGCTCCACTAAAGATTGTACTCAATAGTACGTATGGTGGTAGTAAAGATAAATACAATCAATTATATGATCCGCTCATGGCTAATAACGTTTGTGTGAATGGTCAGCTGCTACTACTCGATTTGTTAGAGCATCTGGAAGCCATTCCAAGCTATAAACTCATCCAAAGTAATACGGATGGTCTTATTATTAAAATAGATGAAGACGATTTTAATTTAGCAGACGACATTTGCTATGAATGGGAAACTCGTACTGGTATGGGTTTAGGGTTTGACTACATTAAAGAAATCCATCAAAAAGATGTAAACAACTACTTGTTTATTGATGAAGATGGAAAGATCGAAAGTAAAGGTGCTTATGTCAAAAAGCTAAGTAAATTAGACTACGATATGCCAATCATCAATAAGGCGATTGTTAGTTATTTAGTAAATAAGACACCAGTTGAAGACACAATTAATGAATGTGATGATTTGATTGAGTTTCAGAAGATTTATAAAGTGTCAAGTAAATATGAGTTTGCCACACATAATGGTAGACGAGTGCATGGAAACGTATTTAGAGTGTTTGCATCTACTGCTATGGGTGATACTTACCTTGGAAAATGTAAAACAGAAGGTGCAACAAATGAGAAGTTTGGTAATTGCCCAGAGAGTTGTTTCATTGACAATGGTGATGTGACAAACAAAAAAGTAAATTGGAAATTAGACAAACAATGGTACATAGATCTCACCAAAAAGAGATTAGAAGATTTTGGTATAAAAATGGAGTGATAAATTATGAACAGTTTTTTCAGAGGATTCGTCAGAACACATGAGAAGAAGTGCATCGACAAATTTAAAGATGTTCCTTTACGAACATACGAAGAAGTAAAAGATCTTGACGAATTTGCTGGTGTTCTAGCTCCAGACAGTGTGCTTTTAGATTTTGACGATGAGAAAACAGCCAACATTGCACTTGATATAGTGGAAGCATTAGAGATGAGATGCCGAGTTGTTAAAACAACTAGGGGATACCACATGTTTTTCAAAAATACAAATGGTGCAATCAAAAAGTGTTTCACTGGAACTAAATTAGCTGTTGGACTTAAGTGTGATATAAAGTGTGGTTTAAAAAATTCGTATGCTATTTGCAAATACGATGGTAAAGAACGTGAAATTATTTATGACAAATTCCCAGAAGAAGAATACCAAGAAGTACCTAAAATCTTTTTACCATTAGATAGTAAATTCGATTTGATGAATCTTAAAGAGGGTGAAGGAAGAAACAATACACTGTTTTCTTATATCTTGCCGCTTCAAGAGAATAAATTTACAAAAGAAGAAATCATAGACGTTTTGTCAATCATAAATAAATATGTGTTTGATAAACCAGTAACTGATGAAGAATTTGCAACCATCACCAGAGATGAAAGTTTCACAGTATCTAAACCAACATTCTTTAACGGTAACACTTTCTTCTTTGATAAGTTTGCTCATTACTTAAAAGACACAAACCACATTATTAAAATGAATGGTCAATTACACATATATAAAGATGGTGTGTACTCTAACAATCCAAGAGATATTAAAGCAGCTATGATCCAACACATCTCACAGCTAAACAGAACGAAGCGAGATGAAACATTATCATACTTGGATCTCTTGATTGACCAAGATTATACAATAGATAGCACTAATCTCATAGCATTTAAGAATGGTGTATATGATTTAACAACAAATGACGTGGCTTCATTCTCTCCAGACAAGATTGTAACAAACAAAATTGACTGGAACTACAACCCAAATGCTTATTCAAAAGTAGTTGATGATTGTTTAAACAATATAGCATGTGGAGATGCAAATGTAAGAGCTTTGTTAGAAGAAGCTGTGGGTTATTGTTTCTATAGAAGAAACGAGTTAGGTAAATCATTTATCTTGTTGGGTGGTGGTGCGAATGGTAAATCTACATTCCTAGATATGGTTAATAACCTACTTGGAATGGAGAACATTTCATCACTTGACTTGAAAGAGCTTGGTGAACGATTCAAACCAGCTCAATTAAGTGGGAAGTTAGCTAATATAGGCGATGATATTAGTGATGACTTCATTAAAGATTCGAGTATGTTCAAGAAACTTGTAACTGGTGGAAGAATTAACACCGAAAATAAAGGCACTGATTTGTTTGAGTTTGATTGCTATTGTAAATTCATGTTCAGTGCTAACGATATGCCAAGAATTAAGGATAGAACTGGAGCTGTTTTGAGACGTTTGGTTATTATACCATTCAATGCAAAGTTCACAGCTAAGAACACTGATTTTGACCCTTATATTAAGTATAAGTTGAGAAGTCCAGAAGCTATGGAATATCTCTTGAGACTTGGTATCGAAGGTTTGAGAAGGGTGTTAGCAAATAAGAAGTTTACAGAGTGTAAGAGTGTAGAACACGAGATTGAAGAATACGAAGAATTTAACAATCCAATCTTAGGATTCTTCAAGGATGAAGATACAAAGATTGAAAATGAATCTGTTAAAGATGTTTATAAACAGTATATGGAATATTGTATTACAAATGGCATGCAGCCTATGAGTAAAATTGAATTTGGTAAACAAGTTAAAAAATACTTTGGTTTTGAAAGTAAGAGTATCCGTCTTAATGGCTCGGTAGTTAAGGCTTATGTAAAGGGAGAGTAGTTAGTCATGGAACAATTATGCTGGAAATGTCGTAAAGCAACTAATGGTAATTTGTGTCCTTGGGTGAGAGAGTTTGTATATCCAGATGGGGTGAAATTAGATCGCCATAACAGAATCAATTTCTGCCCCATCTTTGAGTCAGACATCGTGTCATCATTCAACGAAAGAGAAGAATTAATTAGACGACTTGGAATAAGTGAAAGAAGTTTTTATAGATACAAATATAGATGGATCATCATTTATAACAAGTATAAACACCATGAAAATTTACCTACTATGGATGATTTATGTGCCTATTTTAACACAAACCGACAAAAAATTCGTGAAAATTATGAACTTTTTTTAGAAAAGTACTTGACAAGTTCTGGAAATTCCGTATAATACAATCAGTTTCTGGAGGAGATATGACTGAAACTTGGATAGATTATGATGACGACTACAAACTATCGAACACTGGTAAATGGTTTAGTAAAAAGTCGAATAAAGAGATGAAGCAATCCATCAACAGCTCTGGTTATTATAGAGTTGAGCTTCGCCACCATGGGAAAAGAAAGCAAGTGTTCACCCACATCAAAGTAGTTGAGTTCTTTGGAGATAGGCTTGGTAATAGATTACCTTGTGATCCATCGAGCAAACTACGAGATTATGGGATTAGTATAGACCACGTGAATAGGAACAAAAGTTGTAACAGCGTGGATAATCTGGAAATCGTCACTCATATCGAAAACTGCAGAAGAAGGGATGAAGATCCAATATTTTAGAAGGAGAGATTATGGGGACAATAGTTACATGTGATGCTGTGGATGCTGTGAAGTATTCACTTGAGAATCTTACAAAATACATAACGTGTGATACTATCAACACTATACCTATATGGGGTGAACCAATAAGCGGAGTATCAGATATAACAACAAATAAAAATAAAGAGGAAAATAAGATGATTGATTTATTAGAGAGATATAGAGAAAAACAAACTGCCAAATTAAGAGAAGACTATGGAGACAAACGTAACGCCATATTACAATACGATCCAGACTTCACCATCTTGAGCCGATTAGCAACAGAAAGATGTGAGTATCCAGAACATGTTAAAGAATATGTTCGTATCGATATTGATTCTTTTAGATCCAATATGGAGTCTGTAAACAAGGATTTGAATCGACTCGAATTTGAAGTTGAAGATGATATTATTAAACTCGATGAAAAAATCAAAGACATCGAAGCTGTGTTGGAACTTGCTACTACATTCGAGCAAAAGAGAGACATTCTAGTATCATATGGCGTTCTAAATTGCGATGGTACTTTAGCAGAATAATTTTAGGAAGGAGTTGTTATGAAAGTTAGAATTTTGAATCATCGAGAATTGAGTAAGGGAGTTAAAGAAGTCACTGTTGCAAACATCTATGACAAGAAAGAGAGTGTATTGACTTTAACAGACAAATCATACACAAACTTTGTTAAGTATGTTATGTATTTGTGGAGTGGAAACCAAACCACCAGAGATATTGTTACAAAAGTCGTTAAGAACAATGATTGTTATTGTTTCTATAGAGTGTAAGGAGTTGATATGAAGAAATCGGATCTTAAAACTGGAATGTTAGTTGAGAAAAGAAATGGCACAAAAAGTCTAGTGTTAAAAGATACTGAAAAAGGTGACATTTTAATATCGAAAGATGGCTGGTGTGAATTAGATGATTATGATGAAAATTTGAAATTTGGTCTCCAATCATTTTCACACATGGATATTATGAAGGTATATGAATTAGACCTTCAATACAAAGCCGCTACTCGTTATTGGGATGAGTATGATAAGGTACTTTGGGAACGCAAAGAAAAAGAAAAACCAACTCTCACAGATGCTGAAAAAGCTATTCTTGAATCACTTGATAAAAAGTACAAATACATAGCGAGAGATGAAAGTGATGAGTTATATGTATATAGGGAAAAACCACATAAAACAGATTGTATATGGGATAATACACATCTTAGCTTTAAGGAATTAGAATTATTCGCCCACCTATTCCAATTCGTTAAATGGGAAGATGACGAACCATATAAAATTGAAGATTTAATTAAAGGGTGTTAATCACCCTTATATGGAAATGTAACTCAGTCGGTTAGAGTTCTGATCTTATAAGTCAGCGGTCGATGGTTCGAGTCCATCCATTTCCACCACATTAACCGTAAAATATTTTTCTCCTAAGAAAAAGACAGCTACTACAGCTGTCTTTTTTCGTTCTATTAGTTTTTCAAATCGGTCAATCGGTTTTTCATTTTTCGGTCAGTCGGTTTTTCGATTCACAGCAGCACGTGTAAAAAATCGGTCAGTTGATTTTTCGTTCTATCGAGTTTTCGATTTTTCACACATCGCCAGATCAAAATCGTTCTATCGCTTTTTCAA